TTTCATTGAATACCCCTATTCGTTATAATCACACTATACATAGTTTAATTATTATTGCAAATAAAAAAAGACCCTATTGCATACTTTTGTGTACACAGTTCGGGTCAAAGATCAATCTTTATTTTAGCTAAAATTGCAAGCCTACAGAGGCGAGCTCATTTCTTTTTTTTCTTTTTTGGTTTAGGAGGTCTTCCTCTTTTTGTACCATAGGTTCCTTTTCCTGCTGGCATTTGTTTACTCCTTTTTTATTTTACTTTGGTTATTAAATGAGAAACTATCATCTCCACATTACGCTGGATTGGGGCTAAATCTTCTTTCGTTGCAAGGTCTGGGATAAGTTGTTCCAAACGTGACACTCTATCACTAAGAGCGTCTTGATTTTTAAAAATTCGCTTCGTAATAAAAGCCCCGAAAACGGCCAAAGTCCCAGCCAACATTTCACTTATCTTGTTATCCATCTTTCCCTCTAGTATCTGCTTTTAATTTTTCTTCTGACTGCTTGCATTCCGATTCTTTTTCTTTGTCAATGAGCTCTTTTGTAATAATGCTCCCAACTAAGCTGCCAGCCGCCCCTATCGCAAAAGATGAAAAATCTGCACACCCGGACAAGAAAATTATTAAAATAAAAATTTTTATCAAGTCTTCTCCTTGTTCCGTGGGGCCTTCCTTTGTTCAAGGTCATTAATTCTAGCGTGTAGATCTTTTACATCTTGTTTATGCTCAATTCTACCGATGCTCGTATATTGATTCTCATCGACTCGCCGATCTAGTTCATGGATCAATGTAGATTGGCTTAAATGTTCTTCTCTAGTTTGTTTAGCATCGGCCTTCTCAGCTTCGAGAATATCGAGTTTTGCCGTTATACGGTTTAAGCACCATGACCCGATCCCTATAAATAGGACCCATAAATTTTCAAGCAGTTTCTCCAATTTTATCCCCTACATTTTTTATCTTTTTTAGCACAATATTTACTAAGTCCACAAGCCGGGCAAACGGGATAAAAAGAATCACATATATGGATCATATACAGTGCCTCTCTTTCTATGTACTTATGTTTGCAATGCCCACATTTTACTTCGTCAGACCCAGACAAATGTTTCTGGACGATTCTTTTCACTTATTGATATAAAAAATATAAGGCTGCGATTATAAGCGCGCTGTATACAGCGATCCTGATCATCTAGCATCCACCCATGCTTTTATAGCAGCATTCACTTGAGTGTCATTCATATCATCTGCGTCTTCTGTTGAATCTACTTTCATTGGATACTTAGCATGAATCGCTCTTTGTCGAGCTTGTAACTGTGCTAATGTGAAAGTCGTTACTGTGTCTGGTACATAATATTCGACACCATCAGGCACGGTGCCAATCAATGTATGATCATCTGGGTTCCCCCAGTATCCACCATCATCAACAAAGTCAGGGATCTTCATTCCCCCCTGTGGTATTGGGTGTAGTTTATATTCTATAATTGTCATACTTTGCTCCTGTTATTTAAAATTAGGGCCAACTGTCCAACATACTATTGAGTGTCTCACGCCTTTAACTACTGGGGTAACTCGATGAAAATCCCGTGAATCAAAACATATAACGCTTCCCTGTGCTTGAATGTCTTGTTGGACTTGTTCTCCTGTAATCTCACCCATGTCTTCCATTGGTCTGCCACCAGAATAAAACTGCAACTCCCCACCCTCAAACGTATTTGGGTTTGATAACACTAGAGTCAATGACAGCTTTCTCGTTTCGTTATTTGGATCAATCCCACTAGCATCTTGATGCCACCCATAAAATCCCCCGTCTTTATATTCCGCAAATTGTATGGCTTGAAAAAATGTAAGGTCATAATGAAATTGCACCTTGTTTGCTTCTCTTAAAAAGTGCCACGCCAATTCGTTAATCTTGTTATCTTTGTCAGCAATAAAATGAATAGCAGTTTTTCTAATATCTGGATCATCTCTGCCTTTACTGTCATAACTTAATACCGATGCTTCTTTTAAAATATTCTGTTTACAATCTGTAACTATTTGATCACAAATCTCAGGCTTAATAGCCTGTGGGAATACAAAGAACATTATGGCTCGTAAGTAAAGTTTTTATCTGCATGTGGATCAAATCCTAACCACTCTGCCTGTTGTATTGCTGCCCCTTCATATTTGTCTGCAATAGCATCAAGAAATTTATGCAAAAGACTTGTGTCACCTATGTTTGATTTGGATTCTTGCTCAATAAAGGACATGATTTCTTTTTGAATTGCACTGGTACACAGCCCAGATTGTTCTAAATATTCAGCGTTGCCAGTTCCGATTCGTCCTTTTTCTTTCACATCTCTAACAGCTTGCATCGTGGCTCGCTTAATGTGAGATTTGACTTGTGCTTTTTCAAATTCTTCTTCTGTTATATTCCCTAACTTTTCTTTAAGAGCATCGTGCATTTGTGCAAGCGTTTCACATTCCTTTAACGCTCCTTCTACCTTGACTAAAGTTTCCGCAGCTTGTGACTCAAACTCTGCTGCTTCTATTTCTAACAGCAACTTCTTGTTCTCATTAGCTTCCTCTAGCATGTCATCACGCTTGATCTTAGCTTCAGTTAATTTCTTCATATAACCGAACTTAGCCTCAGACAATGCCATCCTCTTACGATTCATCTCTGCACTGATTTGACGCATCCTCAACCAACCATCAGCATTGGAACAAGTCAGGAACTTGAGTGTGTACTGTGAACGACTACGATCCCAAATGCGTTCTGTATATTGAACTTTAGCGATAGCTGTCTCTGCGGATTCTAGATTCTGCTGTAACGTCTTACCGCCATAAGACTTATGTTGAGCTACACCGTTGAAACTTTTTAAAATCAAATCTGTCATAAATTCCTTTTTTTAAAAACTTTGGCCAGCAGCATAATTTCTGGCTACAGTCAAATCTCCTACATCACTGGCATTTGTATCGCTTGCGTATGGGAAGTAATCAATCACATTTGAAAGAGGGTTTCCCCCACCAGATCTATATCCATAAGTTGTTGATGAAGATCCCGTTGTGTATTTATGCTGATCATCTGTTAAATCGCCGATATCCGTACTATCTCCATCTGAACTGTGAGAATATTTGCCGATTTCGTATGCATGGTTACCACCAACAATGTATCCATGTGTGCTTGAACTAGAACCCGAACATCCTATATCGCCACCACGGACTGCGTTCCCTACGTCCGCTGCGTCTCCGTCACTTGCGAAGGCAAATTTATCAATAACATCAACCTCAGACCCAGTAGAGCCACAATGCGTATATCCGTGATTAGGTGATGATGAATGTCCGGGGGAAGCACGTCCGACAGTTAAATTCCCGATATCCGCACCGTTTTGTGTAGCAGACGCAAAACTAAATTTATCAATAACATCAATAGGGCCATTCCCTCCCGCAACATATCCATTCGTTTCTGATGAAGTACCACTCGCACCGCTGTGGTTAGCTGCCAAGTCTCCGACATCACTGGCATTCGTATCGCTCGCAAATGGGAATCGATCAATAACATTACCTGCTGGCTCATTCCCACTAGAATAACCGTGAGTCCCTGAATGACACCCCACAAGATTATAACGGGTTACTGACACATCGCCTACGTCAGTCGCATTACCAGTTGAAGAATAGCTATATTTATCTATTTCATTTGTAGCAGACCCATCATACCCCCCACTACAATACCCATAAGATGTTCCTCCGTATGTCCAAGGCTGTATTGAGTCCTGTGCTTCATCTACGTTAGTCCAAACATTTGCATCCGTAGTTGCATCAGTGCAGACGTAATAATCACCTGTGGCACTGTTTGCCCACTGTGTCCCAAGGACTGCGTTAGTTGTGATTGTTGGATCTGAAGAGCTTACTGTTGCTCCACTAGCAGGAGTGTTGATTACTCCAGATCCATCGTCTGTATTATCGCCTACGATTCCTGACATGGTTCTCCTTTTTTCTTATAAGCGTATTGATGATTTACAATTGCATCAACCCCTATTCTTGTCAGCGAGTGTTTGTGTTCTTCTTTAAAAGTTTCAACCATCTTCTCTAGGAAATCGTGCATTGATTTGACACTTGGCAGCTTATTTTCTTTGAGTTCTTTTTCAACTGAAGCCATATATTCTCTGGTTAACTTTTCACCAACCATTGGATGTACTCCAAACTGTTCCCAATATTCTACGGTTGAAACCGCTATTCTATTTGTGGACATCAAGTTTTGTATGGCTTGGCGAAACCCCATTCTTAAAGCATTGGCAATTTCTTGTCTTTCATAATCTTCCTCATCCCAATCCACTGGTATATTATGAGCCGTTCTAATTTGCTCATACATATCTTGGAACATCCCAATTTCTTTCATCGCATTTTCACAACTAGATTTCATCTCTTCATTTGCTACAGTAGCTTCTTCCGCTTCTACTAGAGATAGTTCAGTGTTTTCCTCTATCCAGACTTTAATCTTTGCTTTATTTTTCTTAGCCGTAAAGTGTGCCTCGATTAAAGCATTTCTTTTAGCGTCGATCTGTGATAAACACTGCTTCATCTGCCGATAAGGTGAATCGGCAATCATTGCTAACGACTGTAGCGTAGAGGTAGTTTGGCTGTTTCTTCTTCCTACAATTTTTTTACCGCGATTTAATTCTGGTAAACGATCACATATCTTCTGCAACCCCTCTTGTGGAATAGTAGTTTCTGGCAACAATTCATTGAGTAACGATTCAGATAAAACCAAACTACTTGTCATAAAGGTACTCCGCTAAAACATCCAGTGTATTGTTTCCCATCGTTGAGATCCCCGAAATCAACGGCATTAGCTGCTGTTACCATCGCCCAGTAATCCAGAGTTACCTGATTCGTAACCCCTCCAGCTCTAACTCCTCTTGTGTCATTTGAACAAGCGTCACACCCTCTAGCCCCAACGGTCAAATCCCCAAAGTCTGTTGCATTACCTGTCGTAGCTATCGTTACAAACTCCATCGTTGTTAAAGCTGAATGGCCCCCAATACTCATAGCTCTTCCACCTCCCCCAACGCCCCCACCGTTGTAATTAGAAGTTGTCCTATCACCAAAATCTGTGGAATTTCCAGTCGTAGCCATCGTTATGTAGTCAATTACGTTTGTTCCTGCCCCACCCATACAAACGCCTCTGGTCTCATTTTCTCCTCGTCCACCCCTACCTCCAGCTTGTGTTCTATCTCCAAAATCTGTTGCGTTCCCAGCAGAAGCAATAGTGATGTAATCGATATCTACGATGTCACTTTCGGATCTGCCCATAGCAATTCCTCTTGTTCCATTTCCCACACACTCAGGCCCATTACCTTGATCTGTGCCTGTTGTTTCATCTCCAAAATCGAGTGCATTCCCAGTGGTTCCGCAAGTAATGTACTCAATTACGTTGGTGTCATTATTGTTCCAAATTACGGCTCTTGTTATATTTGTCACTCCTTTTTTACCGTCGGTATGTGCTACAGCGTTTCCAAAATCTGTTGCGTTCCCAAGAGTAGCAATGGCCCAGTAATCGATTGAATCTTTGCTGTGACCGCAAGCTGAGAATCCTCTGCTACCACGCATTGAAGCAGGAGGGGTTATATCATCACCTGCTGCGTCCACATTAGTCCAAATATTTTCATCCGTCGTAGCGTCAGTCAAAATGTAAAATTCTCCACTCGTGCTATTAGCCCATTGTGTGCCTAATGTTGCATTGGTATCAATTGCTGGGTCACTTGATGAAACTGTAGGCCCTGACGCTGCTGTACCTATAGACCCTGATCTACGACTTGAATTAGTACCTACTGATCCGCTCATAATTTATCCTTATAGTGTTTGGTCAAGATACGAAACAACCACATCCACATTAGCAGAACTAGCAGTTGCCATACATAAATGGTCAGTTCCCTCAATGACGAATTTAGTTGTATGCTCAAATGTTGCATTAGCTGCGAGAGCTTGATCGGAATAGATCTCAAAATCCGTTCCTCCTCCGTCGTTATCAATGTAAATGTCAAATGTCTCTGCTGCCCCTGCGGTTTCACAAATAAGAATTGAGAGAATGGTATAGGTATGACCACTTACACCGTTAATCAATACTGATTCGCTGTTAGTTACTGCAGCGGTATGTGATACTTTTAGTAATTCGCTTGCCATTTAGGTCTCCTTAGAAGCCCAACACTAGGGCTTTACCAGTGCTAGAAATTGATGGGTTCATAATTGTTGATGATGAAGTGATGTTATATGCTAAAATATCTAAATTAGCTCCAAGCTGTGGAGATCCGTCACTAGATATAGCTAATTCAGCAAATACGGGTACCGAACCTGTCCCTTGAGATTTTAAATAATGTCCAGAAGTTCCTGTTGCAACGGTAGTCGCTGCTGCGTCAGCCCCCCATGTAATCAATCGTCCATCGATTCCATCTTTTAAAGCAGAAACAGCTAAGTTCGTTATTACATTATTATCATCATTGATTGTCTTGTTGGTTAATGTTTGTGACCCGGTTAGAGTAGCAAACCCAGTTGACGCAATAGCTGCTGCTGTCCAAGCCGAACCCGTATAAACCATCAATTGGTCAGAGCTTGAGTTAAAATATAAATCTCCCTCAGTTAAACTGTCACCGTCATTATCTGTGCTAGGGTCTGAACTTTTAGCTCCTAAATAAGTATCATCAAATGTATCGGCTGAAGCGGCAGCGGCTGTTGCGGAACTTGCTGCTGCTGTCGCACTTGAAGCACTTGCTGTCGCACTGGTTGATCCTGCACTTGCACTGGATGCGGCTGCTGTAGCTGAACTTGCGGCTGCCGTGGCAGATGTTGCTGCTGCATTTTTTGAAGTAGTCGCTGCTGCGGAACTAGCTGCCCCTTTTATGCTGTAATGTTTTGCTGAATATTCAGAAGTATCTACGGTGTCATCTTCTGCGTTGGTTGCCCATTGTTTAGCCGACCCTTTACCTGAAGCGTCAGTGACACCTGTGCCACCTATAGCATACGCTTTAGCAGAGTATTCACTGCTTGCAACTGTCCCATCTGTTTTAGTAGCCCAGTCTTCTGCTAGATTTTCTATCCAACTTAATTGTCCCGATCCATTTGTCTTTAATATATAACCAGTTGAACCATCTGCTTGAGGCCATTTTTGACCATCCAGTATGATGTCACCTGTGCCATGAGGAGTGATTGTAACCGTCCCATTAGTATCTGTTGAGCTAATCGTATTGCCGTTTATATTGAGATTGTCTATATTTAAGTTATCTATCTTGCTTGAACCATCAACTACTATTGCCTTTGATGCCGTCAATGTTCCTGCGGTGACATCAACAAAATTTAGTTCAGAATGCGTAGAAGTAACAACCCCACCAATACCGGGAAAATCAGTTAACAATACATTCTTTACGTTTCTTATATGGTCATCACCTTCGGATCTTGGGTCAGTCCCAACTGGATTGGTAGCATCAAGATCATCTAGGTGTGTTACGCTTTCTAAACCCATTTATTTCTCCTTACTGTAAACCAACATCTATTACATAAGTACCGTTGTCAGAAGTAAAAGCTAACTTAATATCAACTTCGTCAATTCCTTCAACATCCATATAAAACCATCCAGTTGCACCATCCAAAGCAGAAAGATCACCAGAAGCTCCTAACAAGGGTCTTTTCGGACTTGTAAAATGACCTGCTGTTGCTGGCCCTGCTATAGTTGCATAAACCCCATTAGCGTTGTGTGGTTTTACATCAATCTGGAATTGGTCGAATGCTGCTACTGAAGCAGTCACTAGACAGAAAATTCTTGAATAATTTCTTGTTTGCACTTTCATAACACTGGTTAGTGCTTGATCCAATGTTGCAGAAGTAGCAGTTTCACTGTGAAAAGCCATTATTGTTCTCCTATTTTATGCGGATAATGGCCCAGTCGTGAGTCCACCTTGACCGACAATATACCAGTTACCATTTGTAAAAAGCAGATGCACACTGTCACCAGCGTCTGCAAAAGTTATATTTGTATAGCCACCACCATTGCTTGGGGTTAGTGTCCCGTTACCACCATCTGTCTTGAGAATGACAAACAAATGCTGTCCTTCGACCCCATCAGCTAATGAACCTGCTTGGGCACCTGTAGTAGTCCATTCTGCAATAGATCCCGTTATTGGGATTGCTCCTGCACCACTTAAGGTCGCTGTTTCAGAAGTCATGAATCCCCCTTGAACATCAACCTTGCCACTGCCTTTTGGTATTAGATTCAGGTTGATATTAGAGTCACTTCCTTCAGCAGCTACAGCAGGGCCAGATGAAGCATCTGCATTATGTATTCCTATGTAATTAGCAGGCGTTGATGATTCAGTAAATATAATATATTCATCGCCACCTGCGTCTTTGATTCCCTGTGTTGTGTCTAACATTATAGAACAAGCGTCAAAATCAACATCACCTGTCCCGTTTGGAGCGATTAACAAATCACCGTTAGTATTAGTCGTTGAGATGGTGTTGCCGTCAAGATCAATATTATCTACATTTATTGTGTTTAATTTGCTTGAACTATCTAAAACTAACGCCTTAGAAGCGGCTGCGGTGCCTGCTGTTACTCCGTACAAAACATTTAGTTCAGTGTGTGTTGCACTCATAACTCCACCAATGTTGGGGAAGTCAGTAGTCAGTGCCGTTTTTATGTTCCTGATATGGTCATCACCTTCGCTAACTGGATCACCCACAACAGGATTTGATGCGTTTAAATCGTCTACGTTTGTTACAGATTCTAAAGCCATGATATCTCCCTAATCAGACCAAATTGCGTTAATGGTATTCCAGTTTTGTCTTATATCATTCCAACTCATACCAAGATCAACACTCCATTCAGTCCAGTTATCATCCCAGTTGTCTGAATTTGTATTCCAGTTATCGCTAATGGTACTCCAATATTGTACTTGCGTGGCTCTTGTCCATGTTGTGCTTGCCATCTAAATACCTCTCACATCACTTTTAACAGCCAATGCACCACCAGAATGTCTATCTTTATCATCAGCAGCAGCTATTGCGTCAATTGCCTGATTAAAGTAAAGCCCCCACATTTTTGCTGATTCTGGGTTTTTAACAAAAGGTTCTGCCTCTAGCAATGACCCATAAAGCAAAAGATCGGAGTGATCTTCTAGTAATTTGTTACTTGTTACACTGTCAGAAAGGTGACTGAACTTCCTATAGAATACCATTTCTGCGGTATAAACTCCACCCGGTTTTGGCCCTAATCTGACTTCATCGCCTACTAATGTATAAAACTTAGGTCTGCCAACGCCACTGCCAGTTTCTATTTCAAATCTTTCTGGTGTCATGTAATTCAAGTCTACTGATGGGTTTGTTTTTAATGCGAAATGACGCATCTGTATATAATCATCAGGTAGACCATAGTATTCTTGGTTTGCTACGGTAGACATTTCCGCTCGATGTTCCATAGAACGAACTCTTATATGTCTGTTTATTCTGTCTTCTGCAAGGCTTATGAAATCAGGAATAACATCAGTCAAATCATCTCTGTCTATCCAAGAAGCAATGGAAGTTTTTAGTTTTGCGTAAGAGTCAATAGCCATTATAAATTACAATCTATAGTTCTAAAAAGGCGGTTATCTGGGTCATTGAGCCATTTTCTAAAAGCAACTCTATCGAACCAAACACCACTTTGCATTAATTTATCGACAACAACATTTGGAATAGAAGCAATTTTAGCAAACTCTCCAAAACGTCCACTAGCACTGTTTTTATCTATTGCAAATGCTTTTCTGTCGGCCTTGTTCTTCTTTATTATTTCATCTATATCTTGATATGAAGACATGTGGACATTGCCAGTACCCGTGTCAAACCAGCCTGTGGTCTTGACCATATTACAACCCCAGTCTTCGCTTATTTTAACATCTGACATTTGTGTTTAAACCTCAAAAAATATGATGATAGACAACGCCAATAAAAACAACGCCCCACATAACCCAATTGTACTTGTACATAAGTTCTTTCATATTATCCTCCGTATAAAGGGGAGCTTTCGCCCCCCAATATTGGTTTAACCTAGATTACAGAAGGTCTGTTTTAAGTTCAGATACTTTAGCACTAGCTGCTTCGTTACGAGACTCAAGGGTATATTCCGATAAGAGTAATCTCTTTTCAGCGTCACCCGTCTTAGCAAGGTCATAAACCTTGAAAGGTCGTAAGTAAGCAATAGCCCACATATCTTTCTGAATGATAGAAATAGTACGATCTCGACTGAATCGGGAAGGCACAACTTTCAATTCTCCAAAATCACTGACATAAATATCAGCGGCACCGATGATTGTTCCGGGGCCAGTCCCTGATTGCTCACGATACATTGTGGCAATACCACTGAATTGACTGGATATGTTCTGCTTATTTACAGCACCACAAAGCATCATTTCAGGATCTCCACCAGAAGTCCAAGCTGCTTGTACGGCTGACTTAACCATCGCTTCAGTCAAATCACGCTGCGTTCCATCAGTTATAACATGAGTAGTGCCATGCAAAGCATAACTTGTACCCGATGATTTATTGGTATTAATCCAACTTTCCAAAGCACGAGTTTTGCGTGTCGTTCCACCCGTAGATGCAACGTCTGCTTGAGCTTGGCAAAGAGTAAATTCAATATCTCTTTTTAACTCCTTACCTTTTTTAGCTACTTGGTATGCAATTTCTGACTTCCTACCTGCTTTTAAAGTAGATTCATGCGTACCAGAAATCATCAGCGTTTTAGCACTGATTGTCGTGTAGTTTGTTGCTCTAGTTGTAACAACTGAAACCGCAATGCCTGCTGAATCGTAATCTTCACCTTCAAGCTGTTGGTTTACTGCTGCTGTTGCTAGAGAATCGGTTTGCCATTCATGCGTTGTAGCTGAACATTTAGTTCTGCCGATGTTTGACATGAAAGGTGTTTCTGTTGGACTAATATTATAAATTACATCTGTAAGATCTTCTCTATTACCTATTGCTGATACTATATTTGTACCGGGGCCAACCCCAAAGGTACCTGCCTTAGTTGCCATTTTGATTTACTCCTTAAAGAACTTAAAAAAGGCTACATTAATTCAAAGATTGCAGAAGCTATATCTTCAGTTCTGCCGCCTCGTTTTTTAGCCAAATTTAGTTTAGTTTGAAATTTCCCTGATTTACTATCACGGTTTTGAGTATTTTTACTACCACCTTTAACTACTTTAGGGACTTGCTTTATTTTCTTCGGATTTGATTTTTGGATTTTGTCGTATAACCTAGCCTTGTTTAATATCAACAAGCTCCTATGGTCTGTGACTGCATCCAAGTCCTCTTTGGAATACCCGATATTCCCAGCGTATAACTTAAGCTCCTCGCTTAACTTTGCTCTCTTATCCGGGTTCTTCCAGTCAGGCAATTTATCACCTAACAAATCCATTTCTTTTGCCACAAGCTCCTGATGTTGCCTTGCGTATTGCTGTTGTTGTTGATGAGTAACTTGCTGTTGCTCTTGGGCGGCCTTTTGGTGTCTTCCTTCTATGTCACGCATTTCTTCTTTTCGTGTCATATAACCAATAGGGTCATCCTCTTTCAACTGTGCCCAGTCAATATTATCGTATTGCTGGTATTGCTCATTCATCAACTGCTGAAATTGGGTCAATGCTTGGTTATACTGTTGCCGTTCTTGGACTACAGCTTGCCTTTCATTGTCAAACGACCTTTTTTCTTCAGCAAGGCTTTGAGTTTTTTGGGTGTAATCAGCACCTTTTTGATAGCCATTTTTGAGTTCTTCAAGATCTACCTGTACCTGCTTACCCTTCACATTAAGGGTGTAGGTTGGTACCTCGACATCGTACTCTTCCGACTCTTCTTCGCCTAATTCTGGTTCAGATTCGTCACCTTCTGGCTCTTCTTCTTCTGCTGTTTCTTCTGATTCTGTGGACTCTTCTATATGTCCACGATCTTGGGATGGTAAATAATCATCTTCTGAATCATCCAAGATACCTTTTTTTACAATTGCTGCTGCGGCATCTGTTTCGCTGTTAAGCGGTTGATTTTCATCGACAGTAGCCACTTCTGGACTAACATCGACTCCCACGCTTGGGTTGGTCTCAGCCATTTATTTTCTCCTTAATGTACGATTTTACTTGACAAGCCTTTTTAAAGGGCTTATATTAAAAAAAGATGTTCAAAAAGTTTAACCAACCAATTAAAAGATAAAAGAAAAACCTTGAAGCCTCTCTTCAAACTTCACTCAAAATCAATTGGGTAAAAGTAAAAATTATTAACTATCTGATGCTCCAATCCCAGCAACTACAGCAGCCATCCCTGATACAAACCAGAGAGTACCGTTACATACGATATCTACATAATCTCCTGCTAAAGAACCAGAAGCAAACGTGATAACATCGTTACTAGAACCATTGAAAAGGGCTGAATCATCACCATCGTCATGTGTAGCAGAAGAAACAACACCAGCAAAAAATTCGCCAGATCCATGAATCGTCACCGTACACACAGCAGAAGCATAATCCGCAGCCATTATAATTTTATAATTTAAACCAGCTTCCGGGGAATGAGGCAGAGTTACATCTACTCCATTCGCACCCAAAAAAATAATCTTCCCACTGTCTGTTGGGGTTAGAGTTGTATCTGCTGTCACATGCTCAAAAGCCAACTTACGGGGTTGGAATGCCCCATGTACTACCATCTGATTATATCTTCCACCACCACTCATAACTCACTCCTTTATTTTTGATACATACCTTTGTTCTTAGATGCTCCACCTGAACGACCTTTTTGACACATAGACATTGACTGGTCTTTATTCTCAAAGCTAGAACTAGAAACACTTTGTCTCAACTCCGCTCTGCCACCACCACTGTCTTTATAGTGTGCGTTCTTAGGAGTAGGATACTTACCCATTTTTTCCATGTTACGCTCCCATATCTTCTAATTGTTTTTTTGCTAGTTTCCCTGTATCAGAATATGTTTTAATATGTCCAAGTACAGTGTCTAGCGTTTTATACATCATCCAGACGTTTTCTCTCGATTGGGAATCCTCTACAGAGGTTTGCTCCCACGCCTTAAAATAAGCATCTTTCAAGTAATCAAAAGTTTGTTGGAATACAGGATTCTCTAAAAGATATTCTGCATCTCGCCCTTGTTTAACTTCTTGATTTAGCGATGCTGACTCATCATTCATATTCTACCTTATTTTAATGTTATTTATTGACTCTATTCGCCTATTTTGACTGATCTTGACTGGTCTCTTTCAAGAATTAATTCTTCAATCTTTAGTGCGTGTTCAGCCGCTTCCATTTGCATTTCTGCATCTAACTTCTCTTTCTCAAAACGAATCTTTTCAATCTCTACTTGTGACTTAACCATTTCTATCTGGTTTTGTTCACGCTCTGCTTGTAATTGTGATTGTAACTTAGCCACTTCGATCTCGTTTTTCTGTTGGTCTTTAGACATGTCAACCTGCATACGCATTTGTTCAAGTCCTTGACGCTCTTTATCCATCTGCATTTCAGCTTGCATCTTCTGACCTTCCATCTGCATCTTCTGCATCTCGATCTGTGCTTTCATCTTATCGGCTTCAGCTTTTGGATCTGGTGGAGGTGGTTGTGGTTTAGTTGTGTCAGGGTTGCTTATGAAGCGATCAAAGTTTTTATAACCCATCGACTTTAAGGCTTCCCCCACCATATTGTAGACATTTTTTGGACTAACCATGTGCTTGAATTCTGGATCTTGCCTAATAGCGGCATAATTTTGGCCCAACAACGCCATATGGTTGATTGCTTGATCCCGATTGCCATGCCCAAGGCCAACATTAACCGATACATTAGCGTTCCCTTTCCATTGCGTTGGATCTACCTGCACCCACTTGTTTTTTAATTTGATTACATCCGCACGATCTTGGTGTTTAAGAATCAAACCGTACATCTTTTTAAACATGTCCTTAATGCCTGTTTCTGAAAAGATACGCACCATCAATTCTAAACGAGCATTCGCAGCGTCCATCTGTGCATTCGCTGGGCCTGCCTTTGCGTTATTCAACACATTAGGATCTATGCCCGTTCTGAATTTTGAAACACCTGTGCGTCCATCTCTAATTTGGTCTATATAATTTAACAACTCAAAACTACCACTAGGTAAAGGTGGAGTGTCTAAGCGTGTTACCGCATTCGGAGTTTTCACTCTAATCACGCCACCGGGTCTTGAGGTTAACAAGTCATCCAGATTAGCTTGACCTTCGAGCATTGTAAATCTGCCGTTGTTTAAATTATAAATATTGTCAAGAATGTTTCTAATGAGTGTTGATTTAACAATCTGTATGTCTACTACCTTATCTGACAACGACAACCCATAGTATTTATGTGGGACGGGTATCGGACAAATAGAAGCAAAAGGCTTGTCATCTATTGGGATGTTTTCTAGGATTGTGTTTCCTGCCTTGGTTATCTTGCGTAACTCTGAATGACCGTCACCATCCCAGTCTACATTCATATAACCTTCTGTTATCCATATCTTTCTGTTAGAGTTCTCGTTGTTAAAAGCACTTCCGCTATGGCTATAAGAATCATCAAAATTATGTCTTGCATTGGATTCATCGTTCCACTCTTGTTCGTCATCTCCTGACATCTCATCGAGTTCATCATCAGAAACATCGGGGAACATATTCTTAACTTCGGATAGCGTTAGTCTGACTCTGTGCCCCACAAAGTCTGCATCATCTAAGCTCTTTGCTCTTTTGGACACTAACAATTCTTCTGGGGGTATTACTTCAATTTTTATTCTTCCTTTTTCTTTAACACGTTCTACAACGACATCGTGAAAACGCATTATTTGCGGCATTTGATCCGGGCCAATAACTTCTTCTTCAGTTTCGGTATGTTCCACAACTTCAATTTCTTCATCAGAAACCAATTTAGCAAACGCAAAATCATCAAGACCACTGTATTCCTCTCTTTCAAATGTAGGTGTATCATCCCACCATATTTTGGAGACTCCAGTTTTTTCTAACAAAGCATCCTTCGCCATGTCATGTATAATATTAAAACCACCGTTTCTTTTTTCAAACAAATAATTTACATAGTCTGTAGCTTGTTCTGCTTCGGCTTCATCTTCAGGGCCAGTAGGTTCAAATTCAGCAATGCGATCACTGCCTGTGAAGACCTTCATAATATGTGGCATAGCCCATTCGACTACTTCAAAGACATCGTGGGATATAACTTGAGAACGACCTTCAATCTCATTACCTATTGAGTTGCCGTAATAGTATTCTACGGCTGTGCGTCTTTGTTCTGAAAGCTCGCTATCATGCCTACCTATAGAATTATTCTCTTGCCATTCAAATACAGACTTTAGTTCGTCTTCGGTCATTTTTTCTTTATTTTTTCCCACGCTTAGTCACCTTTGCTTTTGGTTCAACTGATTTACTTTTGATTAAGTCAATGATTCCAACTTCTTTGCTGTTGGTTACAAAGCTGTCGCTGTTGCCGAAAATTATGTCAACTTTGCTTTCTACTGCTTGAATACGTTCTTCTAGTTCTGTAAGTTTGTAACCGTCTTTAAGGCTCATGGTACTCTCCTATATTATGGCATATCCTATGACAATTAGCACATAGCATTATGCACTTTTCCCATTCTTTAACAATATTCTTCCAAGACCTATCCATAGAACATGCGTTTAAAGTAAATTCTTTAGCTTCTATATGATGAAAATCAAACACTGCATCTGGGAACGTCCTACCACAATCATGACATCTTCCGTTAGACATTCTGACCAGCTTGCCTCTACGCTTGGTTCGTTTCAATTGTTTCCCTCCCGTCAAACTATCCCCATATTGTTGTACACCAATGGTTTATTAAAACTACCTCCAAAACTTTGGTAAGCAAACGTCAGGCAAAACGCATCCGCTAAATCTGGAGACTTTAACCCACGCTTTTTCATATCATCCTTACTCTCTGCTTGTAGCTTACCTAGACTGGTATAAGCGAATTTAACATTAGCGAGTTCATCAATCAGATCTTCATCTCTAGGCATACTCACTGCCATTGTGTCAAACCAGTCACGAGCGTTAAACCACAATTCATCTCTTAGTCGATTGTAGAGATGTTCCACTGCCGGCCTTTCTGCCACATTGACTCCCCTAACAGGTAACCCCATTTCCATGAGCCGATCCACCACGCCACTCCCCAATCCAATCGAATCCACAAGTATCTCCTGCGGCCTCTCGTTAGGGTGTATTTCGGTCTTCTTGTATTTACTGGCGATAATTCCACAGGTCTGCATGAGGTCTTTACCTCGCCATGACTCAACTTTACCAACAACTCTCCTTCCTTTCCTAATACATAGAGCGGTACTGTCCGAACCAAATCTGGCAACGTCTAACCCCCATACAACAGGTTCATCATCTGGAATTTCTATATGTCTTTCAACGCTACCTTCTAACAAAGATAAAGGCATTATGCTGTCATCATCATCTTTAGGGAATTCACCTAGTACACGCACACGATAGATATTGCTATCTACGCCATACTTCTCTTGCATTTGATCTATATACTTTCTGCTTACTTGGTTACTGTCTTCACAAGACACTTGCATCGTAGTCCAATAAGAACGCATCTTGTTAAACGCATCAAAGAAGTAACCTGATGTTCTGGTAGGGTTGCCTGCTAAAAAGGTCTTTGCTCCTGCGGTAGACATCGCACCTTCACCGACCTCAAAGATAATAGGCTCAATGCCGGATGCTTCATCCACCATAAACAGCATGTTTTCAGAGTGAAATCCTTGGAATGCTTCGGGAGTTTCTTTTCTCGCTGTACGAGCTA